GCAATACAATCTACACTACCAGCAACACCCAGTTCATAACTGAATAGAGATTGTTCAATAGCATGTACATTATCTATCTTGTCCAGTGTAGGTTTTGCCTGGGCAAAAAGGTATTGCGAAAGTGGTTGGACTCTAGGTAGTGGTTTGTTGCAAAGATGATGCTCAGCCAGAGTATGCATGTCTGTGCCCCTAGATGTCGCCTGTTTGGTGACTCTGTTTGCTTCTTCATTTCCTACCTTTGCCCTCCACTCTCTGAAGATCTCACGCTGGTAATGACTAATAATAGAGGTGATAGATACTAGTTTCTTCCCATTGGGAGTATCATAGTATCTAACACCATCAATAGTCTCTCTAGTGAGAGTAGGGTAATCAATTTCAACGTGATTAAACATTACATACCTAGTTCTGTTTTTGCTACAATGTATTCTTTGACCAGTCCACTTCTACAAATGTCCTCTGGTCCAAACTCTACCATACCAAATGAGGGCATGTTCTTAAGAATACGAATGAAATCAATGATTCCATTCTTCTCATGGTTCTTAACCAAATCAGTTTGAGTAGCATCACCACAGAAATGAATCTTGGTGTTCTCACCTACCCTAGTAATGATTGAATCAAGTTCATGAAAGTTCAGGTTTTGGAACTCATCAATGATGAGAATTGCATTATCAAAGGTTGTACCTCTAATGAATGATGTACTCCAGAAACTGATGGTGCCTTGTGCTTTTAGATTTGCATAGAGCATTTCAAAGGCATTGTCATCAGGCATCTCAAACATATATTTTACCATATTCTTATAAGGAATCTGGTAGATGTCTGATTTGTCTTCATGATCACCAGGGAGGAAACCAATCTCTCTGGTGGGTACAAGAGACCTTACAATGTAGATCTTGTCATAAGGTGTCTTTGTATCTAGAACATCCTGGAGTGCATTGTAGAGTGTGATAAAGGTCTTACCAGTACCAGCACATCCATAAGCAACAGTATGTTGATCTTTTGCGTACTCATCAAAAAACAATTGTTGATTTTCTGTGAGTGGTTCAATCTTCTTGATGTAATCAAGATTGATTGGTTTCTTTCTTTTCATAACTCTATTGCTCATTCCAAATGGCACTGGATTACCAGTGCTTCCAATTCCAGTTTTAGATTTTCTTGGCATAGTGGTCTAGTCTACATCAAAAGCAGATTGAGTTGAAGATTCATAAGAACCTCTTTTTGCTAAGCGTCCAGAAATACCTCCAGACTTCTCAGCTTTCTTGAGAACTTCACCCCATCCAGGATTCTTGTTGACAAGTTTATCTCTCCATTCACCAACTTCAATCCCCATGCCTGGTGAATTTTCAGGAGTAAAATATCTTTCCCATTTAGGATTGTCCTCTTTCCACTGATCCCAATCATGGATGCTCATTACTACATCCTTCTTTTCACCAGTTTCTTTATTAAGAACAGGGTATGTTGCCATAAGTTTCCTCTGTTGTGTGTTTATTTATTAAGACCAGTCAAGTGCCTGTGCAATGACAGGAAATTGCTCTACAAAAATTGCCTTACAATCATTGGCAAGATCCATGTGCTCCTTCTGTGTACCATTAGCAGACCTCAGATCAATATAATGAACCCATGATCGCACTGAGCCACTCATGTACATTCTGGTTGGAACACACATGGGAAGCACATTACGAGCACACTCCTTTGCCACACCTCTTTCCAACATCTGTTGATAGAGTGCCATAGAAGAGTCAAACAGAGTCTGCATCTGGAGTTCCAGATTTTGTTTAACAAATGGATCTAAATCATCTGTACTATTCTGACGATTCTTAGTGTCCTGACGTCTCAACTCTGGAAGAGGGATCTTTTCCATGAGCAAAGATGAGTCAGCATACCTTTGTGAAAATTCTTGATATGTGAAGCTCCTATGACGCAGCACTTGAGCCGCAATGGCTCTGGTAGTTTCCAACTCAATGGTCATGAATGCCTGCTCAAAGATGCTCCAATGCTTGTGCTTGATGCAATACTTGATAAGACCTTCAAAGGAATCATTGCCCTGGTTAGAGGGGTTACTCACTCTGGCACAGTAAGCTATATGCTTTTCTGCATCTGGAGTAACTGAAATAAGTTTTGCTGTCATGTCTTCTCTGCTTTTCTAACTTTTTTGAGTTCTTTAATTTCTGCTTTGATGAGTTGGTAAGCCTCCTCTGCTGAGATTTTACCACCCATTTCCATACAGGTATAGACCTCAACTCTTGTTCCAAAGTGTTGAAGTGCTCTTTCAAATGTGTCTAGTTCTTCATACATGTTTAGTCTGGGTAACCATCATCGTCATTGAACACCTCATCATAGTCTGAGAGGGGCACATCATATTGAGTATCATATTTATATGCCTGTGGATCAGAATAAACTTCTGATTCCAACTCATCTACAATGAGTTTAAGTTTGGAGATAATCTTTTTTAGTTTATCCTTTTCCATAAAAAAATGGGAGGTTTCCCTCCCATCATATCAATATTCTGATTGTAAGTCAATCACTTGACATAGGTTTGTCCTCTGTAGCAGAAGGTTCCATGTGTTTCTCCTGCTGATTGATGCACTTTGCATTCAACACCACGATATTTTGTGAGATGAATTTGTGCATCATGGAGGGCAGATGCTTTGTTGATCTGCTTCTTAATGAGATTGAGTGTGTTCATGATAGTTACTCCTGAAGTTGGGTAAATTAACCTTCTCTGGTTTCCCAGGATCCGTTTTCCCGTTCCTTCAGTCGTTTGCGTCCCAGTTACATTCAGGTGTTGCTTCTTGAATTACTTCAATAAGTTCTACCTTTACTTGATTATCCATATTCTGATTAACATCAATGCGTCTGATCATATCAGAAGCATCAGTGCAATGAATACCAGAATAAAGAAATAACTCAAACATGGGATGAACGCTCCGTTCCGCGACTTACTTGCGTCCCCTAAGGGATGAACGACAGGTCTAGTATAGACCTCATGCATTATTTAGTCAAGTTCTTTTGTAATTTGTGATACAATTTAATGAAACATTCCATGATCACTCATGTACTTAAGAGTTTCTTTTAAAGTGCCACGGTGATTCAAACCAATAGCAACCTGAGGATACTCTGCTTCACTTCCAAACTCAGCACGGAACTGTCTATCACTAAAGTCAGCACCCAGTAAGAACTCTCTTACTTGCTGACCACATGCTTCAAGAACCATCTTAGCTCTTTCAGATTCTTGACTACCATTACTGTAAACAAGTGCTTCAATCACGTTGCCTCCAATCATCTGTTTTCTCTTGATGAAACCATTCAACAATTTCATCTGCACTTTGGAACCCTGTTCTATGGTTAGATGGATCAGGGTCCCCCAGGTCCATCTGATTCATAAAATCATCCAGTCCCCCTTCTGGCATGTCAGGATTTCTAGCAGATCTCCTTGCTTTCCTCAACATTTCAGCAGCAGACCTATTTGATTTTGCTAACTTGTTAGCCCAAATCATGTCATCAAGATTTACCTCCTCACCTTTAACAATCCGTGAGCAGATAAACTCAAGTCTGAGCCTGTATTTTGTTGAAAGCATATGGATAACTCTCTTTTGTTTATTTATTTTAAGGGGTTGCCATCCTTATCTAATAGACCAAGTTTTTTAACTTGTGACATATTAGATTTCTCTTGTTTCTTTAGTTTTTTGTACTGCTTAATGAGTTTATTCACCTCACTTTTTGAGATGTTTACTTTAAACTGGTCTTCAGTTTCTGCAAATCCAAGACCTGCTTTCTTTGTTTCTTCTTGAGAGTCAACATATTCATTGATGACCTCTTGGATTTCATCTCTAATAATGGAGTTAATTTGTTTCTCCAGTTCTTCATCAGCATTCATTTCTTCTTACCACTACTATTGTTCCACAGTTTAGGACTTACTCTTCCCTCAGTTTGGTCAAACCTAATGAAGTCACCTTTGTATTTGTCATAGTAGTGGTCAAATAATTCCACTCTCTTATTACATATAGTGACATCATATGAAACTTTGCCATCCTTTAGATACTTCACAAGGTATGAGGTATAAGGCAAGTCCTTATCATTTGCCTTTTCTGGATCACAATCTTCGTGTAACACAAGCACAGCTCCTGCCATTAAATTCTATCTCCCCACTTGATATCTGTGTATGCTTCTTTTACAATTTCTTTTTTGAGTTTATATTTTGACTCAAGGTTACCATCCTTTACAAGACAGATGATCTCTGCTTCATCAGGATGCAATCCCTCAAGCAATTGAATGAACATTGATTCTCTACGCAGGGATGAAAGAGAATCATTTCCTCCCTTTACAAAATGATATAGATTTCTCCATTCTTTTCTAAGAGAGGTATGGTCTGTGCCCAAAGGTGCTTCATTCTTTTTGTAAGGAACTTCACCTTCAGGCATGACGCTGATTGCAGTATGATCAAAGTTCCAAATCAGTACAGACTTCAGAGCATCACATTCATATTGTTTAAGAACCTCAATCTTTTTTGCTTTGGTTCTTTGCTTGCTAACAAGTGCAAGGATCTCATGTAGGAATGGATTTGCTGGAAGTTTTGTAGATGTTGCCATGGTTTTTCAAATCAGTGTTGTTATTTATTCTTCTGTAGAGAAGTCTTCAGGGTTTTCAAATCTCACAGCAAGAATATCATCTGCTATGATCTGTCCATTTTCATCAAACATCTCTGGGTGTGTGGGAATGTATTGTGCATTCCTTTCATAAACATATTCTTTTACAAGATATCCTATTACACCACCAACAATAAGAAATAGAATTGAAATGATTGATGAAAGGGTGAGGGTTACTGCTAACATTTTACTACTCTCCTGGATCCTTTTTTCTAAAGTCCAAGTAGAAGTTGAAATATAACTCTACCTCTCTTGAGAAGAAGGAGAGCAATTTTCCAAACCTTACTTGAAAAGTCTTTGGAACTGTTTTTTTCCTCCTCTTTCTTAATAGTAACTCAACACCACGATTGATGTGAGTTAAGTTACTTGTAGTTTTATTTAGAGGGTCTTTTCCTTTTTCTTCCTGGTTTCTTTTCTTGCTCATACTTCCAAGCATCCTGTAAAATCTCATACAAATAATTTCTTATCTTACGTGCTTCTGGTTTTCCAAGATGCCCATAAGCTTCTCTGAGTTGTTTATGTTGGGAATCATTACCTCCCTCCATATAGTCCTCAAGATCAAGAATAAGGGTGTTGATCTCCAGTGCAGTAGGTGAATTGATGAACTCTTCTACATCTCTCTTTGTTGCTTTTATACTTTTTAAGTATTCATACATGTTAAGCATGAACTTACCTTTGAAGGCATAATCAATTGTGTGTTCAACAACATCATACATTTGATAGAGTTCCCAACCTTTGTCCATTAAACCAGATCGTTTTCCTTCAGATATTTAACTGTTTCAGTACATCCACCAATCAATTCACCTTCCAACTTAACTCTTGGAAAGGTAGAACCTGTTCCAAACTCTTCATAAAACTCTGCTCTAGTAAAGTCTTGTCCAAGTTTGTACTCAATGAATGGTAGTTCTGCCAATGTTAACACTTGGATAACTTTTGTGCAATAGGGACATCCAGTCTTGGAGTAAACCTTATAAGTATCAAACATCAAATGTGCTCCTATATGATGGGTCTTTTTTTAATTTATCAAAATCATCCCAGGAACAAATACAAGTTTTGTATCCTGGGTAATTCTTGTCAACAATTTGAGAGTACCCCATACATGTGGGGTAGTCTCCCTTAAACCATACTTCTTTTCTTTCGTGTATGACTACATGATCAGCCATGGTGAGGTTTGAATTCCTCCATGGGTTGTGATTTAGTCAGGTCTCTGCGTGATTGGTTCTTGATAATGATGAAGGCATCTTTGTTGTACTTGCGAGTACCAATTGGTGATTGCCACTTCTTATTGTACACCTCACCAACATCAATGCCAGAGACTGATGTGCCACCAATCTCTACATCAACTTCATCACCATACTCCCAACCAAGTTTTTCTAGTGCAATGGCAAGTTGCCCTA